CCCCGTCAGCCCAGCTGAAGCTACGCCGACAGACGCTCCAGCTACTGCAGCCCAGACTTCAACCACCATTCGACCTCTAGCGTCAAACCATCATGGCAGAAAGCAACGATGCGCAAGGCCAAGAGCAGGAAGACCACAGCAATGGGTGGTTGGGCGACTTTGTCCGCATAACAATCATGCTGTGGGCGATGGCGATTATCACCGCTAATTACGTTGGTTATTTCAAGGGTCAAATCGACGTGACATTCAGTGCCTCACTGCTGAGTTCAACTGCTGCCAGCTATGGATTGACCATGAACAGGAGCGGGAAGAAGAAAAAAGATGAAAGCGTTAACCTTGAAAGTAAAAGCACCACTTCCACCACCAAATGAAACGAACACTTTTGGTATTGGGGATTACTTTGCTCGCTGCCCCTGCCCAGGCTGACATTAAGCATGTGATGACTCAAAGCGCCCAGATCTCGGTTGATCAGGCGTATAGCTCAGCTACTCGCGGCGGCACGACCTACAGCAGCCAAGGGAGCAACGTGACTCCATCGGTGACGGCCAGCGGCACAACGACAAGCAATCGGATTGGCGGCCTGGATATGTCCACCATCACTAGTGGTGTGCCGGACATCGTGGACACGGACTATGACGTGACAACCCCTGGCTCGGCTTATTCCATGACGGAGAGCCTGACGGTTGGCGACAGCATCCCCAGCTCCACCACCGTGACGAATGGCGTTGTGCCTTCTCTTCCGGCAATGATGACAACCATCACCGGAGCCGGAGGTGAGACCGGATCACTGGCGGCCACCGTGACCAGCTCAGGGCAAGCAACCGTCACGGCTGGTGATGCAGGCACATCGGCCATCTTGTCCACCAAGATTGAATTGGAAATTGACTAAGGCTTGGCTGCTGCTTTTGCTGCTGCCTAGCTCAGCGATGGCAGCACCAATTGTCCCTCAATTCACGCAGGGGCAGTTAAATAGCAGGGTCGAATCAACCACAGTTATTCAAGAATCGATTACTAGCTACAACTATCGGACCGGCTACAGCTATTCAGCAGCTGGTCATAACGTTGAAACAGTCGGTGATGTGCCCATTTCTCCTGACGCCACTGTCAGCAACAATCAAACTGTCGGCGGCGTGAATTTTTCCTGGACAAGTCCAAACCTTGAAACTAAACCTCAATGGCAAGTCGTCAACGCTGGCGAAAGCTGGAGCCTTACCGAGTCATTCATGGCTCCTGGCCTCGATGCGGTGACTCAGGTTCAAAGGACCATCACCACAGAAAGCGTCACCGAAAGTACGTCGGTCTTCTCACAGTAATTACTGCACTTACAAGTCCTGCTTACGCCAACACAACGGTTGCAAACCCTTCGAGCACATCCACAGGCTCGGTGGTCAATAACGCCTATCAGATGATGACGGGGCCGCATCCGATCTACCGGATGTCGCAGGGGATCCAGTGCCCTGGACCAACTCTTACGGTGTCACCGTTCATCACAGGTAGCAGAAATTTTGACCTGCCCTTTGAGTCAACAACCAAGACGCCTGTTTATTCAACAGCAGATGCCGATGACAATGGCGAGCCTGATTCTCCTGGAAAGGTCCTCTACTACTCAGAACTGCCACGTTTTGAGAAAGACCGCAGGTCTCTGAACTACGGCATCACCGCAACTTTCTCTGTGCCACTAGATCGCCGCTTGGCTGATCAATGCAAGCGAGCTGTCGATACAAACATCAAGCTGCAAGAGCAACTGTTGGCAACTAAACGCCTTGAGCATGAGCTTTTCAGGGCAAAGCAATGCGGTGAACTTGCAAAAGCTGGAGTGCAGTTCACAGGTCAGATGTCGGTGGTCTGCAGCGACCTAATTGTCACAGTGCCACCTGTGAAGATGGTGCCTCATACCCACGCTATTTCCGTGCCTTCCGCTGCGCCTGCCTCCGGAGAAAAGTAGAAGGACGATCTTCTTTCTTCCTGGTAATTATCTCTTTGACCTTTGTTAGTGCCTTTTTGACCACGGGCTTGATTATCCGCACTAGAAACGGCGTACTCAGTGCAGCGGTGGTGGCAACAACAGCGATGCCTGCGGTCTGCGCCGCCTCGTATGGCGACGGCACCGCCTTAATTAGTTGTTCTGTCACCGGCACGTTTCGGTAGACCTCTTTGCAGACGCCGTCGACCAGCTCATAAGACTCCAAGATCTTGCGGCCATTGGGTGACAAAGTGCCCACCTCTGTGGCGTTTGCTGGCGGACACTTCACCTCCGGCTGTGGCTTGTCCTTTGTAGGTGGCGGCTTTGGGTCGGTTTTTTGTGCCGCTGGTGGCTGCTCTTGCTCATTGTCCTGTACTGGTGTCGGCTCAATGATTTGCAGCTTGCGCGGGTTCCAGTCCAGCGGAACGTAACTAGGGATCTCACCTTCAGGGCAAGTGATGCCGACCCCGTTTGGGTCATCCAGCAGCAGAGATGGGTTTAGATGTGCGTCTCTGTGAACCCTGGCACAACCTGGCTTTTGATATATCGGACGCGGCGCTAAGTTCTGCGTGACTGGCGGTGGCAATACATGCGGCTCAGGGATGGGCCGTATTTGAATCGTCGGTATCTCAATATCAGGTATGTCAGGCATGAAGTCAGAGCGGTTTACAGCAGGACAGCTGTGGATTGAACGTAACCGCAGACGCGAAGGTCCGCCTGTTGTTTACACCGTATTGTGCGGCAACTCAGCCAGACCATTCACCGACCCAAAGGCAATCCTCAAGTGGGTGAAGTGGCCCAAAGGTACGCCTACAGGTGACGCGCTACGGGAATGGCTAGCGTCGTTTGAGCAGAAACCTCAAGCACCCGCGCCAGAACTGGACATGGCGAAAATCAAGGCGGAAGGCTTCGGGCCTGAAGCTCATGACGACGATCCAACCGCCAACACCAAGATGGTGACTTAAGTCAGGCCGTGTCATACTGCCAGTAACGCAGTCAATCCCTTGGGGACTGCTACCTGTTGGTGAACTTGGGTCATTGACGGTCTCATTACGCGTCAAGGGCGCATGACGGGAGTGCTCTGCTAGACAGGGCCGCTGTCATCCTCGAATGATCATCGGGTTTAGCCTGATCAGCTCTTGAGAACCTCCGGGACGCCGGGGGTTTTCTTGTGTCAGGCGTTGAACCTGTCGATAGCGCGGTTCAGATACCAAGCGGCTTTCTGCAGGTCTTGCACGGTGTTCCCTTTGTGCCATGCCCGCAGCAGGTACTTCATGGTCTGGCCCACCAGATAGCCGGTAACAGCGTCAGGCGCACCAGCGACCACATCCTCAATCACCTCGATAGCTTCGACGCGACCTTTGGTGTAGTGCGCTGGTGAATTGACCTGATCGCTCACTTCAAGCTTGGGATTGCTGGCCCAGTTGCTTTGGGCAGCTTAGGCACCTCTGGGACGGGCACTGAATCAAGGATCGTCTTAGTCAGCTCAACCTTTACGTTGCTGACGTAGTTTTTGACCATTGATGGGACGCGGGTATAGGCCACCACGCCCATAACAGCCATCGTTCCAGACATGACAAAGCCCAGCACGCCGAGCAGGTTGTAGACCTTTTGCATGAGTCTTAAACGCACTCATCCATGCTACGGCGCTCGTAATAACGCTTCAATTTTTCGCACTCTCTAGCTTTGCTGTGCTGGCCGAACTGATCAAACAGCACTGCTCGTGCATGTTCATAACGAATAGCAGTTGGCAAAAGCTCTGTCGGCACACGGCTTCCCATAGGAGAGAACCTGTTGCCATTGAGTTTGGTGCTCATGATAAATAGGTAAACAAAAAGCCCCCATGCTCTGCACGAAAACGGGGGCTCCTTGCTGTCTGTGTGAGGAGACTTCTGAGTTATAGCTCAGAACTTGTATTTGCCCCCTGCTTTGACGCCATAGGCCGCATCCAAGTCGTCGTACTTGGCGACAGAGACCTCACCGTAAACGTCAAACTTTTCAGACACAGGTGCAGAAACACCAGTTTTTGCAGAAAAACCAGTCTCAGCGTCGCCACCGTCAGGCATCAGCACTGAAGGACCGCCTTGGATGTAAAAAGAACCTGCTTCAAAACCAACGTGAGCGTCAAGAACGCCACCGCCGAAATCTGAACCAGCGAAAGCACCGTTGTACTCAGGGTTGATGTAGAAGCCGTCGGCTTGAGCAGGAGATGCCAGCACAGCTGCTGAAACGGCGACACCACTCGCAATGAGAAGCTTGAACATTTGGAAGAGAATTAACGTTTTCCTTGGCCACGATACTTCTTTCGTCCATGGGACGGTTTTGAATGTGATCCATCCCCTTGACGAGTCTTTTTGGGCTTGCTAGGGACAAAACTTTGTCCGCTGATTGATTTAGCCATTAGATGCCGTCAGTTGAAGTCAAGTTCTGATACTTCAGAGCCAAACCTGTGAACAGACCGTATTGAGGGTGTGACACTTGGTCACGGCCATCAAGGAAGTACAGCTCTTCGAGCCACAGCG